GTCAAACCACATACAGAATTGAATGGTGAGGTCATACTTTGAAGAATCACGAAAGCTGAAGTTGGGAACAACATCAAGCTTACGCATATTCACTGAAACATTAGAAAGAGTGCCGATAGTACCGGCAAAGACATTACTAAAACCTAATTCTTTCTCAAAACGCGTGACTAAACCAGTAAACTGGTGGTCACGCAATGAATAAACGGGAACAGGTGATTTAGACAATGAGGTTTTCGAGGGAAGAAAACCGAAATTTCTCAAATGAAGAGATAGAGTTCCATCTGGAAATAAGAACGGCCGAGAGGAGCTCAAAAGCTTCGGCGCGTAATCGGCGATAAATAGTCGAGCCATCGTCGGGGCTGGAGCCTCAACATCTATTTTAAATGGGCTGAATCCGTGCCTTGATCTTTGGCACACAACTCAAACCCAACACCTGAAACAGAGTGGGCAACGTTTATTAACTCGCGACCGCTCCCACCGTCAGTGCCAGTATGAACACCGACTAAACGATTAGAGACAACCAAATACCCTCCACAACTAAAATTCTTAGTAGAGGCATTGTGTCGGATAACGTTTTCGTCAGGTTTACACTTAGAAGCAACCAACGTGAAGCTACGCAAGTCTGGACTAAATCCAAAAAACGTGCACTCAGAAGGTAATGTTAAGGTCTTATCAACAGCAGAATACACTGGAATCTTAGACCACAAAGGATTGGTAGTGATATTAACACCAGCCTCGTTTTTCATCAGTTGCCAGAACTTCGAACCGACAGGGATATGGATCAGATCGTCAGCAACGGGATTCTTAGACTTGGAAAGCAATTCAGTGCCTCCCATCTGCGAAACCTGGCCAACAAATGAACCCTCTTTCCCCTGCCAATCAGATAGGCATCTGTTTGGAACATACGAGTCTTTGTGCAAAAGCTTATCACCAACAGTAGTCAATATGTTAAACCGTATACCAACGTCACCCTCCTTAGAGTAGATTTGGTCCCATTGGTGTTTAGTAATGAGAAATCCACGATAACGACCGTGGAAACTCACTTTAACACAGGTACCAAAAACACCTCCATCGGGGAGCAACATAACAAGAACTCGATCTGGAACAAGAGTTTCCTTATTAACCGTAGGGGCTTCTCTCTTCTCAACACCTTTACTGAGTTCATTAACGATCGCTTTCGCGTGTTCAACGCCGAGGATTTCATCCTTCGGGAGAACTATTTCGTCAGACTCAAAGTTCAGGCTGTAGTCGTAGAGTGCCTCAAAGTTAGTAGGATCCTCATAAATATCCTTCAATTTAGTCTTGATTTTATTCAGTCCAACAGTAAGATCCTGCATAAATTTATGATGCTTGGCTGGATCACCGTGGGTTTTCAACTCATCAAGTCGCTCATATATATCGTCACGTTCACGGACAAGTCCATCAACACGTTCACGAGCATGATCCTTAAGGGAAATTTCGTGACGGTCAAATGCTCGAGCGATACGTTCAATATTAGCATTTCCACGCCTGTCACCAGACGTCTGATTTTTG